GTGCGCAGTTCTCAGCAGCAACAATCATCTGCACAGGAACTAACACCTTCACAGTAATCGGAGACATCGCCTAATGCCTATACTTGGAATTATTGCTAGTGGAAACTGGCCGCGCACTATTTCTGTTGGTTATCTTGTTGTTGCTGGTGGTGGTGTAGGTGGCGCGGGGAATACTAATGATTCTTACAGCCGAGGTGGTGGCGGTGGTGCTGGTGGATTACGTTCAACTGTAACCGCGACAGGTGGTAATGGCAGTCTCGAAAGTCCGCTTCTTTTGCTTCCTGGAACAAATTATACCGTGACGGTGGGTGGCGCTGGGAGTACAAGCACTTTTTCTAATATCACATCGGGTGCTGGTGGTGCTGGTGGCGCTGAAGGTATAGCAGGTAGTAGCGGCGGCTCTGGTGGTGGTGGAGGTGCTGTTTATGGTAACACTTGGGCTGGGGGTAATGGCACGGCGAATCAAGGCTTTAGTGGCGGTGCGGGTTCAGCCGATACCAATGTAGGTTCAAAAGCGTCTGCTGGTGGTGGTGGTGGCGCGGGTGCAAGCGGCACGTCCCCGGCGGCGAGCATTAGCAGCACCTCTGGTGGTGGTGCGGGGGGTGATGGACGAACAATTAACATCAATGGAAACGCCGTTGTTTATGGTTCAGGCGGTGGTGGCGCTTATGGTGGCGTGGGGGGTACTAATGGTGGCGTGGGTTCTCAGTATTCAGTTCAGGCGACTGCCGCTAATGCCAATAGTGGTTCTGGTGGTGGTGGAGGTGGTGCGGGTAATAGTGGGCCGTTTGCTGGCGCTGGGGGTGGCTCAGGCATTGTAATACTGCAATATCCAAGTGCAAAAACAATTACTGTTGGTGGTGGGCTGACATCAACAACTAACACAGTAGACAGCAACAAAGTAACACGATTTACTGCTGGCACGGGAAATGTGAGTTGGGCATAATGGCACACTACGCGTTCTTAGATGAAAATAATATCGTTACCGAAGTCATTACTGGCAAAGATGAAACCGAATTGATTGAAGGTTTAGATACAGAAACTTGGTATGGAAACTTTAGAAGTCAAGTTTGCAAAAGGACTTCATACAATACTAACGGCGGGGTCCACTCGAAAGGTAACGCCGCTTTCCGCAAAAATTATGCTGGGAAAGGAGATACTTATGATGAAGCCAGAGACGCTTTTATTTCCTCAAAACCGCCCTTTGAATCTTGGATATTAAACGAGGGAACTTGCCGATGGACAACGCCAGTTTCTTACCCAGAAGACGGCAAAATGTATAGGTGGGACGAGCCAACTATTTCTTGGATAGGAGTGGCGTAGGGTGGCAGTATGAAAATTATATTTACGGATACAGTTGGCTTACCTGATGGATTTAAGCCACAACCTGCGATGGAATGTGTCCCTGAGTGGTACAAAAAAATGGAGTCATATACTAACGGCGAGAAAAAGCCAGCGGGAGACGGCAATACAACAGCGACGATAAAACGTTGTATGCCAGTTTTTGATGTAATCACGCACGGCTATATCATTTCCACCTATGTTGATGTATGGGTATCACAAAAAGAACAAGCACAAGAAGATGGCACTCTAAAGATTATGCCTTGGTACGAATGGCCCTCCTTTGGCCCTATTGCATTTCACCCTATTGTGCAAGCGCCAACCCACCCGTCACAAAATGGTGCGCCTTACCCTAAGTGGATAAATCCTTGGGGCATTAAAACACCGCCAGGGTATTCAGTTTTAATTACCGCGCCCGTCCATAGAGAAAACATATTCAGTATTATGCCTGGAGTTGTGGATACTGACACCTACACCGCGCCAATAAACTTCCCGATGGTATTGACTAACGTTAAGTTTGAGGGGTTAGTTCCTGCTGGCACACCGATTGCACAGGTTATCCCGCTTCAAAGAGAATCTTGGCAAATGTCCATCGGCACGGAAGATGATTTAATCGCTCAGCGTAAGGTGTCGTCAAAACTTCGCACTAGATTTTTTGACTCCTATAAGTCACAGTATAGACAGATTAAGGAGTACAAATAATGGCTACTACCTACCGTTACTTATTAGCCGACCTTTTAACTAACGACCACAGGGGGGGCGATGCGCTTTCACGTTGTAGCACTACCACACACACAAGTCACAAAGCAGTATGCAGGTTGCGCATTTACTGAAAAAGTGCGCAGGTTCGTGATGATGATGAAGGCACAGGGGCATGATGTTTTTCTTTATGCTGGTGAGCAATCCGAGGGTGTAGAGGACGAACTAATCACTTGCATTAGCGAAGTTGAGCGAGCTGCAGCGCAGGGCAGCAATCACTTCACCGCCGTCTCATTTGACACTGAACTCGCCCACTGGAAAATCTTCAATGCCAACGTGATTGCTGGCATCGGCACGAGACTGCAACACAAAGACTTCATCTGTCTCATCGGCGGCGGCGCCCACAAGTCCATTGCCGACGCCTTCCCGCAAGCGATGTCAGTCGAGTTCGGCGTTGGGTATGGGGGGGTGTTTGCCAAGTATCGCGTCTTCGAGTCCTATGCCTGGATGCACTCAATCTATGCAGGTTGGAAGAATCCGACCACGGCCGACGGCCAGTTTTACGACGTCGTGATTCCTGGCTATTTAGAGCCTGGGATGTTCCCGCTGGGCGAGGGCTTGGGCGATTACTACTTGTTTATTGGTCGCTTGATCGACCGCAAAGGTTATCGAATCGCACAGGAAGTCTGCCAGAAGATAGGCAAACGCCTGATCTTGGCAGGGCCAGGTGAGCAATCTGGCTACGGCGAGTTTGTTGGGTCAGTTGACCCCGAGACCCGCGCAAAGCTCATGGGCGGGGCCATTGCAACCTTCGCGCCGACGCTCTACATCGAGCCGTTCGGCAATGTGGTCATTGAATCTCAAGCCTGCGGCACCCCGACGATTACAACCGACTGGGGCGCCTTTACTGAAACCAACATCAGTGGCCTGACTGGGTACAGGTGCCGCACCCTAGCCGACTTTATAAATGCGGCCGAGGATGTCAAATCACTGGACCGCGCAGCGATTCGAGAGCACGCCATCGCTCGCTACTCGTTGGATGTCGTTGGGCAGATGTACGGTGACTATTTTGAACGGCTCTTGACCCTTTGGGGCGAGGGCTGGTACCAACTCGAGACAGAAAAGGCGACCAAATGAGTCTATCTAAGAGACTGCGCACAGCTAGCGAACAAAGAGCTCAAAACCAGTTCGTTGAGCCGCTGGTGCCAGGTCGCCCTGCGTACTCGTCTCCAGCTGGTGTTGATGTCAATGCCGACACGGCAGTGCGGATGTCCACCGTCTACGCGTGCGTGCGTCTCTTGGGTGATACAATAAGCTCATTACCCCTTTCTGCCTACGTGCGGCGCGGGCGCAATCGGATTTCATATTCATCGGTTTATGGGGACCAGCCAGAGTGGGTCAACAAACCAAATCCAGAGTCTACTCGTCTAGAGTTTTACGAGCAGGTCATCGCGTCACTGAATCTGCACGGCAACGCCTTCATTTTGACAGTCCGCGACGACATGGGCGACGTGATCGAGCTCTATTGCATCAATCCTCACAACGTGCGCATTCGCCGTCCGAGTTCGATGGATGAAGTCGTCTACGAAGTTACAATCGGCACCAACAGCCAAAACAGTCTCTACGACGGTCTGCAGTCATCAGATGCAGCGACTAAGACGATGATTTTGTCAAAGCGCGAGATGCTCCATATCCCGCTTTTTAGACTTCCTGGCCAGTTGTTGGGTCTAGGTCCGATCGGTGCAGCCCGAGTCACTTTGGGATCTGCGATGGCGGCCGAGGTCTACGCCGCGAGTTATTTCGGCAACGCGGCTAATCCAGGCGGCGTCATCGAATCGCCAGGCGAAATGACTGAAGAGCAGATCACAGACATCGCACGAAACTGGAACCTTTCACACACTGGCCCGTACCGCGCTGGCAAACTCGGCATTTTGACGGGTGGGGCCTCATTCAAGCCGCTCACTCTCAACGCCGCCGACGCGCAGCTTCTCGAAGTTCGCCGTTTTGGTGTTGAAGAGATCGCTCGCTTGTTCCGAGTCCCGATCTCGCTGCTGGGTCATCCAGTTGCAGGCGCCATGAGCTTTGCATCAGTCGAAGCCCAAAACCTCTCCTTTGTGCAGCACTCGCTTCGGCCACTGCTGGAGCGACTAGAGCAAGCACTCTCGCCGTTGTTGCCCGAGACTGATGGCTTCATCAAGTTCAATTTAGACGCCCTACTCCGTGGCACAACACTCGAGCGATATGAGGCCTACACCAAGGGGCTAAACGAAGGCTTTTTATCAGTCAACGACGTTCATTCGTCGGAAGACATGTCACCCATCGCGGACGGCGATCAGTACAGAGTCCCGCTGCAGAACATCGACCTTTCTGATGCAAAGGACGTCGGTATGAAGCTGCGAACAGAGATCGCCACCAACCTGATTCAGGTTGGGTTCGAGCCGAAAGCGGTGCTTGCCGCCGTGGGCTTGCCGCCGTTGAATCACACTGGTGTTCCAACGGGTCAGTTGCAGCAGATCTCAACGATCGACCCCACCAATCCAGCGTCAGTCTACGAGGTTAAGTGATGCCATACTACATTTCGGACCAGCAGAGCGATTGCTCGGGCTGGGCGACAGTAAAACTAGAAACCGATGGCAGTTACACCACAATGGGATGCCACGACACAAAACAAGACGCGACTGATCAAATGGTCGCAGTCTCAATCTCTGAAGCGATCGAGCCAGGCGGCGAGATCAGCCAGCGCGATTCCGTGGGGGAAGACAGGAGCAAGATGAAAAAAATCGAGCGCCGCACCTTTACCGTGCGCAACATCGAAACGCGCCAAGAGGACGACGGCGTGATGCGTTTGTCTGGCTACGCGGCAGTCTTTAGTGATGCGAGTGTGCCGCTGCCATTTGTGGAGCGCATCGCCCCTGGGGCTTTTCGCAAAACTCTTAGCGAAACCCCCGATGTGCGTTTACTTATTAATCACGAAGGCTTGCCACTGGCCCGTACAAAAAACGACACTCTCAGGCTCTCCGAGGATGAGATTGGTTTGCGTTTCGATGCGGATTTACCCGACACGACAGAGGCTCGGGA